AGCACCAACGATCTCTGTTCCCGAAGAAACAGCCGCGTTTGTAGCGGTTCCGCTTGTGGCACTAAGCTGAAGGCTACCCGCAAGAGTTTGACCCGCCGCTGTTGTGATCCCTATCAAAGCTCTGTGGATAAAGAACTTTGTGGGAGTTACAAGGCCGTCCGGTGCATCTGTATTGAGCGTTCCGAGTTCTACAAGAACATCACCGTCAGCATATGCACTGCTAGTGTCTGTGCCTGCTAGTGTCCCTGCAAATGATTGAATCTTGCGTGTTCCCATTGAAACAAGCTGACCAGTAGCATTTACAGAAAAACCTGTCTGAGTAATGGCACCAGAGGTTCCATTTTCATTGATTACTTGAAATCCGCTTTTAGACCGAACGGCTCCGGTAAAAGTAGTAGTAGCCATGTACATCTCCTGTCTTGGCTAATGTCAGACTCCCGATGAGTCTGTCAGGATAAACACAGCATACACCAAAAAAAGAGGGGCTGCAATTACAACAGCCCCTCTTCGAGTCTAGGGAGGTATCTCCATGCGTAAGAGATTATTTACGGTAACAGAAAAAAGGGCGACTGAATAGCCGCCCCTTCCTTCTAGCTTTTAACTAGAGTTTATGCGCCTGGTGAACCAAACACGCAACGTGGGTCAGAGAAGCCGAAGCTGTAACGCTCACGAGCTTTGTAACGCATGTTGCCAGTGTCGAAGTCTGGGTCCATAGCAGTTGCCAATGCCAAACGCTCGAAGTGCTTAAAGCCATTCGGTGTATCAGTCTTAATGAAGAATGCGTCTGTGTCGGTCAAGTAGTCGTTAACTACATAACCTTCAGGAAGCATGCCCATTGACTTGATAGCGTTGACATCGTTGTCTGCTGTTCCAACCCGTAGGTTTGATACGAGCAGACGCTCTGCAACAAATTGCAGTTGACGTGGAACAATCAGCTTCATTCCACGAAGAGCAATGATCAAGCCACGCTCATCAACAAATCCAGCGATGCTAATCAATGCGTCTTCCAAAGAAGTCTCATTGAGGTCAGCAGCGGTTGCTGGTTCGTTGTTGAATGTGCCACCTGATGTCAATGGATGTGATGCATCACAAAGAGCAACACCGTCACCACCAGCAGAAGCACCAGCAGTAAACGCATTGTTCAGGATAGCAGCAGCTTTAACCTGCTTTGTGTGTGCCATAGAACGTGCAAGTGCACGAGTATAGCGTGAAGCCAGACGATCATACAGGTTGTCTTCAACAGCTTCTTCAGTGATTGAGAAAGCCATTGCCACTGTCTCGTGGTTGTAACGAGCAGTGAAAGATTCGTTCGCATCGTCAAATGCTACGCCTGCACCTTCCTGTTTAACAGGAGCAGCGCCGAATCCTGACAACATCACCTCTTCTTCAAACGCCCGATCAGATGCCTCGGTGTCGAAGATTTCGGCGTGTTGACCTTCATAACGTCCATATTCCATACCAAAGAGAGCGTTAAGACCAGGCTCTAGTTCTTTGGCGAGTTGTGCGCGAGAAATAGCCATATCTACACTCCCTTATGAAATAGCCGCTTCAGAATCAGACTGAAGCAGAGCGTGATTGTTAAGCATCACAATCATAGGAATACCAGCAGCAGCGAAGTCTTCGTTCTCAGGGTCATCATGAATGCCCACAATCTTCAGAGGAAGAGAGGCATTAGAAGAATCCAGAGTCGCAACATCGAGCTTTGCACTAGAAATACCTGTGGTTGTGCTACCGCTTGCACCGCTATCGAACCGTGAGTTCTCGAAGATAGCAGCAATCGCAGTTGCGCGATTTGTGAAAGTAGCGTCTGTACAAACAATGAAACGCTGAAGTGGGTTGTCATGCACAAATCCGATGATATCGAAGTTTGTGTCTGCACCCGAACCAGGCCATGTGTTTGAGAAGACTTTTTTACCAGTCACAGAGGAAACATACTCACATCCAGCAAATACACCTACGGGAGCTTCAGTATCTCCGGTGGCAGAGCAGATAACGATTTCGCCGCCGTTATCAGCCTTAACCATTGATCCTTGAAAGATCGCGCTTGCACCACTGTCAATGAAGTATGCATTAGTACCCTGAGTAGCAGGTGAGCCACCCAGCATATTAATCGGCTTTAGGCCGAAGGCAACATTTGTGTTTGCCATTACATGCTCCTTATCAAATTATGGAGATCAGTCGTTTGACTTACCTCCGAATGATACACGACTTTTCCTATCCGAATGAATAGGCATTGAGGGATGTTGTTCCCTCATCAAGTTTTGATCCACGGCATCCATTTGTGTACGGGTCTGCTCCCGGAAGTATTCAGTTCTTTCTTCAACCGTTTCTTCAGGTATTCTAGCCAGCATCAAACCGCCAACTCCTATCACACCCTGATGAGCACCTTCTTCGATGGTAGGAAATTTACCCTCGAGTTCTGGATATTCATCTGCACGAACGGGTTCCCACCCTTCACGCATCTTTGTAGTCACATTCATCTTGTCATCTTCACCACGAATGGCTGTACGAATCCAACGATGTTTGTACCCTGCGGGTGCTTCTGGAGCCTCCAGTTTTGATGGAGGTGCCCATGGCTTGCGCCTTTGGGTCTTTGCGCGAGTTTCCGCATCGCGAGGCGTTCTCTTAATAGAACCAGTCATTTTACTACTCCTTGACATACTTTGCATATTCTTCGAGCGGAACATTTAACCTCTTCGCTATCTGAATCTGCGAAGGAGTCAACTTGACTGTTCTGCGCCCCTTTTTCGTAGACGACTTAGAAGCCGTGGACTCAGCAGAGGCGACTCTGGGTCCTTTGTCTTTAGAGCCTCCAAACTTCTGTGGAAACTCCGAACGGACTCTACGATCAAGTTCAGTATAGTACTCATCCGACGATGGGTCAAACCCTTCATCTTCGATAAGTTGCCTATGAATACCAAAAGCAGCGTAAGTCATTGTTTGATCTTGACCAAACCACTCGTTTTTCGACGCCCAAGCTTCTGCTTTCGGGTCTGGTTTTGGTGCTGCCTGCTGCTGTGATTGTTGTTGCGGCTGTTCTTGTTTAGGAGCAGCAGCCTGCTGTTCCTGCCTTTTCTTGGCCTGCTCTACTTGTGCCTCCTCCAAAGCAAGCCTGCTCAGATTTTTCTGAGCCTCGAACATCGCATCAGCATCGCCTTCATCATAAGCTTTCTGATACGCCACTTTTGCAGCATCGATCTGTGATTGTATACGAGTGCCAAACTCACCAACGTAAGACTGATCAAGCGCTGTCAGACGTTGTCTAAGCTCATCATTCTGCTCTTTTACTTTCTGAGCAAACTCAACCGCTGCTATTCTTTGAGCTTCTTCGTCACGATACTTCTGAGTAATCTTGCTTATGCGATCACGAACATTCTTTGAATACTGATCAAGCTCTTCCTCTTTTTCGTCCTTCTGCTCTTCTTCTTCCTCAGAAGCCTGCTCAACTGTTTCCTGTTCAGCCTGCTCTTCCTGAGTCTCCTCCTCGGCTACCTCTACTTCTTGTCCCTGCTCCTCTTCAAGATCAGCGGACAAATCAGTAGTTTTCTTTGCAGCTTCTGCCATTGCTACGCTCCATAGTTTTTAACATCGTCAGGATCAACGATGGTTGCGATGACCTCGTCATCATTGATAATACGAACCTCTCCGCCCTCGATGTTGAATCTGGATCCGGCATATCTGCCAATACAAACCCAGTCTCCCTCCTTGCACCAAGGGTCATTGTCGCCAAACTTATCCCTGTCCTGATAAGCAAGAGGGCCGAGCCTGACCACATAAGCGACTACTGTGGCCCGTGACTCTCGTTCTCTTACTTTATCGGGAACATAGACACCACCGTCCGTCTTCTCCTTGCCCATATAAGGCATGACAAGGATCCTCCACCCTGTGGGCTGTGGCATTCTATCTTTTAAGGATTTCGCTTTTGCGTCTTTTTCGGCTTTTTGTTTTGCGGCTCGTTGCGCTAGGACATATTCAGGTACGATCAGTGTCATCGATATACTTCACTTTCTTTAGCAGGGCCTTCAATTCATCAAGAGCGTAGGTGACACCCTGTATTTCACCAACTCTTGCTTTGTAGTCTTCCCAGTCTGTTACTCCACCGCTTGTGATCGAAAGACTAATATCATCTACACGGTTAATCAATATCTTTTGATAGTCTTTTATAAAAGATACCACATCCATTTTGTTCCCCTTGCTATATAACTAAGTTAAATCGGTCTTTTAAAACCTCCTCTGTTGGGATGACAATTCTGTCATCAAATGGACCAAAAGTTCCATAATCAAAATATCCACCAGTTGTTGTTGGATCATACAAATATGGGTTGTCCGTATCTGGTGGCGGACCGTCTCCTATTCTTTCATCAGGACCGTCTCCACTACCAAAGCCACCAGAGAAAGTCCCTGTGCCTCCGGTCGTGCCAGCAGTTCCTAACATAGCTGCCAACTCACTTGGACTTTTAACACCTCTACCACTCGGAAGTGAATCTACAAGAGATCCTAAAGTTCTACTTGGCACAGTTCCAGACATAGGAACTCCGCTTACTTCTGGATCCTGAATTCCAAGACTTGCTAAACCTAAACTCTCGACAATAGAATCTTGTGCAGCTTTTGACTGGTCTACTGGAGCGGGAGTGGTCCCCGCCTGAATAACATTCATGAGTTGATCAGTGGGTCCAGAAAAAGCTTCTTCAGCATCCATTTTAGGAGAGCTAACTCCTTGCCGTATTCCTTGCTCTATATCTGCTCTTATTCGATCCTGTTCTGCCTTTGAAGCTTTTGCAACAGACTCCGCCTGCTGTGGAGATAAAAAGTCTGCAATATCTCCGATGGCCTCTTTGGCGGCATCATAGAAATCACCTATTGCTTGTTTACCAGCTTGGAAGGCTTGACCTGCAAACGTCGTCGGCTCACCCGGTTTTGCCGCGTCAGGTGGTGGCAGTCCCTCTAATCCGTAAGTTTTTTTTGTAAGTTCATTTGCAAGGAAACTAATCCCTAGACCCGGCAGACCCAACGCTCCAATGCCTGACAATACTGCCATATCCATAGGACTTCTTTTTCTGGCGAACTCTTGAACAGGACCAAATGTCGTCTTGAATCCTTGTTTTTGAACACCAGGTCTTAAAAATCCCGGCTCTGCTGTAGGAAATGCTCGGTTGTATCCAATCTTACCGGGTTGATTAGTTGGATTTACAAACTTTGAGAACTGATTGTTGGCTATTTTTGAACGAGTATCGAGACTCATTATGTTTGAATAGCTGATCTTACTGGGATGTATTCCAAATGTTCTACTCCAAAACCCATCAAAACCGTACGGGTTTTCCGCTGTAATAGCCTTCGCCTGATTATAAACCTTTTGTGCAGCCTGCTGTGAAGCATCATCAGTACCTCGTTGATCGTCGGCGTAGGTTCCTCCATCAGTTCGACCAGCATCAGGATCTCCAGTGCCTTTTGTAGCATCACCCTTTTCTCCAGAACCGTATCCGCCCTTGCCTTCACCAACATCAAAAAATGCAGGTATTCCACCAGGTCCCGGCTGACCAGATCCACCAAGCTGCATTAAAACTTCAGCTTCAGTTGGTGTGATGTATGACAGCATGTGATCTTGCCCACCAATCTGGGTGCGACGCGGGACGGCCCCGCCCCGCTTGTTCTTCATCACTCTGTCAACGGCTTCAAACATTAGCGGATTTTTGCTTGTCTTGGGTTAAGAGCAGCACCCATGCCACGAACTTCAAAACCACCATCAACTCTTTTAGATGTGTCCATATCCCTTAACATTTCTTCAGCCCGTTCTTTAGCTCTAGCATACGATGCCTTATCGTAGACTTCTCCCACATCTGAAGAACCACCAGTCTTATCAGGACCACCCGCATCAATTATATTTTGCAGTCTTCTACGTTTACGTTCTTCTTTAAGAGCCATTTCGTTAGGGTTGCTAGCATCAGCCATAGTTGCCTCCAGTATGTTTGAGCCGCCGTCTTTACGTCGGCGTCCTTCATTTATAAGCTTTTTTGCCTGATTAGTCGATACACCAATATCTTTTGCAAACTGTGCTGCTCTAGGTTTTGCCATTATTTCTTACTCATCCAAGCTGTTGTACCCATATACGCGCCGACAATGCCTGCTCCACTAAGGAATATAAGGTCGGTGACAGCGCCTAATCCTTCCAGCTTCTCTGCCGAACACCATGGAGATGCCAAGAAGGCCGCATAGAAACCCATGAATATCAGAGTGTATCTTGCCATACGCAACTGCGCCAGATTTTTTCTAAGCTCAGTCTCTGTCTTCTTGATAGCTTTGGCGTGTTCAAGCTCCTCGTCGGTAACTACCCCGTCGCCATCCATATCGTATTGGTTGTAATCGCTGTCTTTCTCTAGGGATTTTTGCATCACTTCTTCCCAAAAAACTTAGTCGCTGCTCGTGTTCCAAAACTAGCTGCCACAATAGTTCCCAAAGTATACTGATAGTAATCCGGCATGGACTCAAGAGCAGCAAAACCATTCGTGACTATCTCCCTGCCCCAATCACCACAGAATGAGAGTATAAGCGGGATCGAGAACAAAATAGTAAGCCATTCGTCTTTCCAGCTATGTGCAGAAGCATCAGCCATTTTGAGATCCCAGTCAATCTCTCCGGTGGCTTTCTTCTCCATAATCGTTGCTTCAGCCTTGGCCTTGGCAACCTTCGCACCAGTCACAGCCTTCTTCTCTTCGACTTTGCCCTCGAGCCATGTACCAGCTAAATTAGCTATCGGTCCTAGAAACTGTATCATTCGTCCTCCAAGATTTCTAAAATCTCTCCAGCCTCGAGTCTAACCTTGAGTTGTTTACATGACCACTTCTTATCAAAATCAGCCGTGTGTCCTACATTACGTTTGATCTTGCGTCGTATATTCAAACACTCAGACAAGTTCTTATAAGGCGTATATTCAACACGTTCTTCGCCTATCATCAGTAACAAAACGAAAGTCATCTCAATCATTTGTTCGTCAACTTTTCTATATTATCTTCAATCTTTGTAAGCCGCCTGTCATAAAACTCTAGCACCAGTTTCTGTTGCTGGTCATGTGGTGCATTACCGCTTTCAATGTTTTCAGCCAGCTTTTCTAACTCACTAGCCAAATGCTCAATCATCATAAACTGCTCTGAGTCAGCAGGCAAACTACCCATTTCACCACGCGGCCATTTGATGCGAAACTCTGTGTTCATAGCAAGATCTGTTTCTTGCAGTATAAGTTTATTCTCTATCGTGTTTAATCTTTCAATAACACCAAAATAAGCCCATGTTCCAACAGTCGCGGCGATCAGCAACGCAATCAAATTGCGTATGGGCATTGCCAGTTCTGTGTTCTCGCTTAACTTTGGCATCAGTCACACGCAGTCTTTCCAGCACAATCTGTAGGAAAACAATGTGCCACCATCTTGTAATACTGATTGTGGTACGTTGCTTTCCACATGTTCTCATCTATTAAATGTACACACTGAGCTTCTGTAAAAGGCTGTTGAAGAGCAACCTGGTTTCCTATGTACTGCCACTCATAGCCGTCAAAACCCCACATAGAAATTACCAGAATAAACTCTTTAGTCATCCGTGATCATTACCCACTCTACCTCTCCCTTCTTAACGGAGAAGTTACCTATGCTTTGCCAATTCGTTTCATCTACGAATGCTTCCTGCTTGTCGTCGGTAGTGATATACGAATGCACCATTCCAGCTACTATGGCTGCTATTATAATGTTTTCCATTTTACTGTCCGAGTTTTAAGTTAGCCTGTGTATTGATGCGATAGATGTTAACATCGTTTCTATCGGCAGCAATCTTCTCTTGCAAAGCCTGACGCTGCATTGCCGTATCGTAAGCCTGTTGTAACTTGGCCTGATCGATCTGGAAGTCCAGTGCATCGTTCTGCATCTTACGCTGTATCTCAGCCGTATCGTTCTGCAACTCCTGCTGACGTATCTGAACCAGTGGATCAGGTGGAGTTTGCGGCTTGAGTAGTGGTGCAAGCTGCTCCATCGTATCAGCAATCTGCTGTGCCACTGCCGCTTCGACAGCGTTTGGATCAACTTGAGGTATTGCCTCACCCTGTGCTTTTGCCTGCATTATGCCCTGCTCGAACATATCCTGAATGACATCACGGGCAAAAATAGCTAGATGATCCTGTATGTGCG